TCTTCTTTTACAAGACAAATATACGTTCCGTACTCAAAACCTTTGTCTTTTGAAAGATACAATTCTATAGGTATTATTTTACCTCTAGAAAATTTTTGTTGTAAATCTTCACTATCTTGTATTACACTATTTTCAAGTGAAAATGTTGGCACAGTCCATTTTTCGTTTTCTAAAATAAGAAGTATTCTGTGCGAATCTCTAGATAGATATAATAGTCCTACTCTCTTTTGCATAAAACTACTTATGCACCTTCAGGATCTAGTCTCCAATAACCTGGTGCATACTCGCCTTCGAAAGATTTAATCCACTGTATACCATCCCACTTATACTGTATTCCTGTAGTAATATTACTGAGATATGTAAAATTTTCGACAGTAGCCGGGTCAAATATCACTGCCCAACTTGCGCCATTCCATTCAGCAACACTGTTTGCTTTGATAGGTGTATTAGTGCTGTCGTTGTTTTTCCAGCCATCAGCATTATCTGCTACATCTTCTAAGATTAGTAATCTATGTCCTGTTGGAATAGTACCTAATCTACTAATAGGATTATAAGTAGTTGGATCTACAATTGCATCAAACGTTCCCTTGCCGTTAGGATATTGAGGACTTACAAGTAAAGTATTTTCTGTCCATCCTGGAGAATCTTTATCAAGTGTTACTAAGAGAATATAGTTATCAACAGGGTTGATTGCAAATGTTCCTGTAATTTCTTCACCATTAGGTTGACGGAAATGTATTGTACTAGTACCTTCTGTAAAACTTCCTAGTGCTGCTAATACAGCATTCCAGTCAAGTTTTTTATCATCTGTAAATTCTTTTTTATCTAGTCCTAAACTTTGTATTGCAGCATTCTGATCTAATATAGATAAGTCATAATCATTAGGATTACCATTATTTGCTTTGAATAACAATACAGGGTATCTTGGATTTACATATACATCATTTGAAACTTTCTGATTGTAAACTAGACTTGATAAGTTTTGTATATCACCTTCTTCTGTAAATATGTTTGCTATTATACTTCTTACGACACCTAGTTTTTTTACTTTGGCAGGAGGAGAAACATACATTGGTATTTCAAAATCTATTGAGCAAATGTCAATATCTGACTCAGTTCCAGCAGGTATACTTCTAGAACTAAAATTCATTCCAGTCATTCTTACTACACTTAAACTAGTCCAATCAATGTAGTTGTCGTTAGTTTGTATTTCAAATGCAGGATTAAACAACACCATTATTTGTTCTAGCAATTGTAATTTTTGATCAGTATTTGAAGTCCATATATCTAGTTTACATGTCATCATATATGGTGTTGGCATCAATCTTTCTACGGTTACATTCTTTCCTGGAGCACCTGTATATTGTCTATTTCCTGATTCGTCTACAACATAATCTCTTTCACGTATGTTTACTTTACTTACAAATGTAGGATCAGTTAATCTACTTGTATCAATATCCATTCCAGTAATATATGCTGCCATTCTAGGTACTGTTGGCAATTTGTTTTCAGAGTTTTCTCTGATGATATTTGCTACCTGGCGTGTTAAATCGCCGTACATTACAGGAACAGATTGCTGATCGCCGTTACCTGCTTCATATTTGAAACCGATAAAGATACGCATAAACTGTGTTACATATCTTCTAATCTGTCCGTCGTAGAAAAAATCCATTAGTTAGCCTTTTTAAAATTGTGCGTGTACGCATTTTTATCACCTTTTGCAGCAGCAGCTCTTCGTTGCTGTAACTTAATTGCAAGAGGCTCGTCATCATCTCTGCGTACTTTTTTCTTAATAGTAGTTCTCTTAGGAGTCTTTGATGCAAACCCTAATATTTCATCTATACGCATTATTCATCCGCCTTTGGTTTTAGTGCTTTAGAAAGACTTTGTCTTTCTTTTACTGTTTGACCATCAATAACTTGTTGGTTTGTATTATTAATAAATGAAGTTTTTTGTGTTTCTCGTTTTTCGTCACCAGCAAAATCTTTACCTGCTGCTGTATCACTTGGTCCTAAGTTTGTAATATTTGTTCTCACATCATCCTCAACTTTGCTCCATCTACCTTTAGCAAATCTAAATAGTCTAGTTGGTTTATAATCTGTTCTAAGATGGAATTGTCCTTCTGCAGGTCCCATTGGAAATGCAATACCTTGAGTAAATGGTGCTCCGTTAGGTGGAATACCATCTCCTATTAAGTAACCTTTGTATCCGTTTGCTTCTGCTGATTGGAATACAGTATCAGCAGTTACAGTATCAATGTCTGCATCATCTAGTGTACCGTCGGCAGTAACAAGTTCTGTTTTACCAGTTTCGTCTTGCTGTAGTGTGTATAATTTTGTAGTGTCATAACCGCTTTGTGGAGTATCTGCATTTGCCTGATCTTCAACAGCCTTAGTAATTTGCATTTCTTTCTCATATGTAGACATAATGTCTTTGAGTGTATCTGCAAGTTTATAATATGTTGTATCAGGAGGAGCAGTACCTGTAACTTCTTGTGTTACTGTATACTGTTGACCATTAGGTGCTGTTACTGTATCTCCTGGATAATATGTTGAATCTGGATTCCAAGTTCCTTTAAAGTTTTCTGAATCTGCAATTTGATCCAGTATACCTTTGAACTCTTGTGAGTCTACTAGTGGTTTACATTTTGCTCTGTATAAATGAGGATACCATGTTACAGAAAATCCTTCTGCCGCTCTGTTTACATCTTCTACAACATAAAATCTTTTCAGTGCATAATTTAAATCATTAAGAGCATACTCATCTTTTAAGTGAGGTAATTCTATTACATCACCAGGAATAATTTTTCTACCAAGTTTCTCAACAGTATCTGAAATATGGAATGTAATAAAAACCGTATCGTTCTGTAAGAACAAACCAAATTGACTTAGATTAAAATCAATGTCTTGTACATTGTATACTCCACGCATAACAAAAACATCAGAATCATATTTTCTATCTCTATTTTCAAGGAATAGCATATCCTGTATATTAGTAGGACTTAGAGTATCGTATTTAGGCTCGCTTGGAGTTGCTTCTTTGCTTGATGCTTCGGTACCTAAATACTTGTGCATAAGCACATCGGTACCCCCTACCTGAAACATTTCCCAGGCAGTTTTATCAATAAACTTGTAATCGTTTCCCTTCTCGGGACGGTATAAACTCAGTCTTGGCATAGTATATGTATTTACCTAATCCGTCACAAGGCATAAATACTTACATGAGCCAAATAGATAAAGCAAAACAAGAAGTATTTGATTATGTAAGACTAATGCTAGGCGATGGTATGATTGATGTCGAGCTTGATCCTGGCCATTATGAAACAGCATTACAGAGATCACTAGGCGTTTTTAGACAGCGTAGCGATAATTCTGTGGAAGAAAGTTACATAACTTTAAGTTTAGAAGAGAATCAAAACGAATATATATTGCCTAAAGAAATACAACAAGTTAGACAAATTTATCGTAGAAGTGTAGGATCACGTACAGGTAGTGGAACAGGTGGTACAGTGTTTGAACCGTTCAACTTAGCATACACTAATACATATTTGTTAAGTTCAACTAATATGGGCGGACTAGCAACATACGAATTATTTGCACAGTATCAAGAACTAGTTGGAAAAATGTTTGGATCATTTATCAACTTTACTTGGAATCCACAGAGCAAAAAACTAATTATTATGCAACGTCCAAGAGGAACTGAAGAAGTTTTATTATGGGCATACAATGATAAGCCTGATCATGTAATAATCGAAGATGTTTATTCAGGACAATGGGTTAAAGATTATACTCTTGCAAACTGTAAAGTAATTATAGGACAAGCAAGAGAAAAATTTGCAAGTATTGCAGGTCCACAAGGTGGTACAGCACTTAACGGTGCAAGTATTAAAGCAGAAGGCTTTAATGATATTGAAAGACTTACTATGGAACTTGGAACACAAGTTGCAGGCGGACACGGCTATAGTTGGATTATAGGTTAATGAAAATACACGAATTAGTAACAGAAGAAGAGCATCAGGAAATCTTTAATGAGGTTGCTAAAATGGTGTGGGGTAGAGCTGCTCCTACTGCCAAAGGCGGTAAAACTAAACTGCGTTTTAGATGCTCAGTAGGTCCAAGAAAAGGCAGACAAGTTAGTCATCCTTCTAAATGTGTACAACAGTACAATGTTGCTAGAGCACAAAAAATGAAAACTACTCGTGCTAGAACTTCACCAACACAAGCACGTAGACAGAAGAGAAGTAAATCAATTAACACAGCAAGTGTTTTGGCAAGAAAACTTAACACAGGTAAGCCAGGACAACCAAAACCTTTTTATTAAACACTTGACATACACGCAATAGATGCTATAATATAACTTTAAAGGAGAGAGTTATATGATTATAGGCGTTTGCGGGTTTATCGGTTGTGGTAAAGATACAGTAGCAGACTATCTGGTTAATTTCCATGAGTACCGTAGAGAAAGTTTCGCAGATTCACTAAAAGATTCAGTAGCAGCAGTATTTGGCTGGGATAGAATCATGCTTGAAGGAAGAACAAAAGAGTCTCGAGAATGGCGTGAGCAGGTAGATAAATGGTGGGCTGAAAGATTAGATATGCCTACACTTACTCCTCGTTGGGTATTACAATATTGGGGTACTGAAGTATGTCGTAAAACTTTTCATGATGATATATGGATTGCTAGTATTGAAAACAAATTACGTCAAAGCAAAGATAATATTGTTATTAGTGATGTACGCTTTCCTAACGAAATCAAAGCAATTAAGAATCTAGGTGGTGAAATACTTTGGGTAACACGCGGTGATTTACCTGAATGGTATGAGCATGCTGTAAAAGCAGTCAACGGTTCAAACTTAAATATAAATGAAATGAAGATTCGTAAAATACACTCGTCTGAATGGGCATGGGTAGGAACAAAGTTTGATCATATAATTGCTAATGATAATAGTATTGATGACTTGTATACAGATATAAAATCAATAATCAGCAACTAAATCGCCTTGTTTCCATTTAACACCTTCTTTAGATAGTACAGTACGGCAATTAGCACACACAGTTTTTAAATTGCTGTGTTTACAGTTATCTAGATTCTCATCAACATGAAATACTCTAAATACTTCTTTGTGCGGCGATTTGTGGCCGCATTTATCACACTGTTTCTTGATTCTGTAACCTGCTCTATACCATCTAGGTATACCATGATATAATCCATGTTTAGAACATGCTTCACATAGACTTCTATAATACGTTTTACCGTATTTCTTATAGTTTACTGCTTTGGGTCTTAAACCGCACTTACATAAAGGTCTCATACATGTATTTACACCTTTTCTATCCCTTTGTCTAAAGCGCCTTAACGCACCATTTTTTAATCATTCCGCTAAATACAATATAACAATACATTACGTAATGAATTGAATTATTACCAGGAGAAAAGTAAATGGCACTTACATCACCCGGCGTAGAAGTTAGTGTAATAGATGAGAGTTTTTATACTCCGGCTGAACCCGGAACAACTCCACTTATTATAGTAGCAACGGCCCAAGACAAAACTAATGCCGCAGGCACTGGCGTTGCTTCAGCAACTTCGGCGGCGAATGCAGGGAATGCATTTAAAGTGACAAGTCAAAAAGAATTAGTAGATCTTTTTGGAGTTCCTAACTTCGAAAAGACAGCAAGCAATACACCTATTCATGGTAGCGAACTTAATGAATATGGCCTATTGGCAGCATACAGTTTACTAGGTGTATCTAACGCAGCGTTCGTAACGAGAGCAAATGTTGATTTAGGGCAACTAGCAGGTACAGCAGAGGCTCCGGGAGCGAACCCACCAGATGGAACTTGGTGGATTAACACTGGATCTACAGCATGGGGTATCCAACAGTGGAATAGTGCAGCATTAAGCACTACAGGCGGACAAAAATTTGCTGCTAAAACTCCTATTGTTTTAACTGATGCAGATGCAGCAAAGATTTCAAACAACGCTCCACTAGGATCAGTAGGATCAATTGGTGACTATGCAGTTGTATTTGAAACTGTAGGAACAGCAGCAACAGGAACATTTAGTTTTTCTAAAGACCCAACAAGAATGTATTACAAATCACCAGGTAACACACAAGCAGGTGTTGCAGCAGGTAATTGGGTACTAGTAGGTTCTCAGGAGTGGAGAGCAAGTATTCCAACAGTAATTACAGCACAATTAACAG